ACTCGCCGTGTCACAGATATGACCAGCGATGAACGTGCGGCGGTGGTGAGCACGGCTAATGCAGCGACAGCAACACGTAACAGAGCAGAGCGTGACAAGCGGCTGGCTACTTGTGATTGGGTGGTGACAAAGTCGCTAGAGAGCGGTGGCTCTGTGCCTAGTGCATGGGTTACTTACCGCACAGCCCTGCGTGATATTACTAATCACTCTAACTGGCCCAACATAAACTATCCTGACATGGATGGCAGCGGCGGTGATTGGCCTGTAGCACCTGATGCCTAACCTTGACGAGCGTGTAAGCAAGTTGGAGCGTGAAATGGTTGCATTGCAGACCGAGGTACGCATCCAGCTAAAGGATCTCTACAACCGCACCAAGCGCGTCGAGGCTGTACTGTGGGCTGCACAAACGGCCAGCACAGTATTGCTGCTGACGATCCTGACAAAGATGCAGTGACACACGTTTTTGTTTTGGTGGTCTGGATGGGGATCGGCGCAGATCGCCGGGTTATCAGCGACGATATTGAGTTTGCCAACTTACAACATTGCATTGCCTACGCGCGGCTGATCGTCATGCGGTTTGGCTATGAGACGCCTAAAGACAGGGCGCTGGCGTACTGCATTCCTAAGCGTGTGACGCCAGAAGCATAAGAGGCCGCGCATGATTGATCCAATCACAGCATTCGCAGCGGCTAACGCAGCGTTCAAGGGCGTCAAGATGCTTGTTGGCGCTGGGCGGGAAATCCAAGATGTGTCTCAGCAGCTTGGGTCTTGGTATGGCGCAGTAGCGGATATAACTCGCGCTGAGTCTCAACGCAAAAATCCCACATGGCTGGATAAGCAAACTCACGGCACTGACAACATCGAGCAAGAGGCGATGGATATAGTTATCCGCAAAAAAACCTTAATGGAAAAGGAAAAAGAAATAAAATTTATGCTGGATTATCGTTTTGGATTAGGTACTTACGATGAAATGCTTGGCATGAGGCGGAAGATCAGGGCTGACCGCAATGAGACTATTTACAAGGCGATGGAAAGCAAGCGCCAAATGCAAAACAACGCAGCGATTGGCGGCCTGTCGCTTGGCATTATTGGTGTGCTGGGCGGTGGCGTGTACTTGGTCGCGTCAGCTCTGCAATGATCCCGGCGCTTGTGTTGTCAGTCGCATTGGCTGGTCTAGCTGACCCGGAATATGTGACCTGTAAATTAGCCAAGCGCATGACGGTCTATGGCCAGAAGATCTGCCTGTACGTTCACGTAAACGGCGGCAGTCAAGTCCACTACCCAACAACCAATTTCAGTGAATGCCCTGCAAGGTTCCAATGCCGCTATGCGCCAAAGGCAAAGGGCAACACCCTTAAAGACACAATGGATAGTTTGAAGGAGCAGTTTGAATGACACCAGAACGCTTAGACGCATGGCGCATCGTGCCGCGCTTATTAATCTTGAGTTACATGATTGTATTCTACCAGACCTGCAATTGGTTCATGGCGCTGGGCGATCCTAACAATGCACAAGCCGGGTTTGTTTCAGTGATCGTTGGCGCAGGTGCAGCTTGGTTTGGGTTGTACCTCAATGGCGGTGGCAAGAAATGATCGCGCAACTGATCGGCAGTCTGACCGGGCTGGCCACGTCTGTCATCGACAGCAAGACGCAGATCAAACTGACCGAGGCTGAGATCAAGAAAAAGCAGCTTACTGGTGAGATTGATTGGGACATTGAAGCCATACGCGGCACACAGAATAGCTGGAAAGACGAGTGGATTACGCTGCTGTTTAGCATCCCGCTAATCTTGGCGTTCTGTGGTGATTGGGGCAACGCCATAGTGGCGCGTGGCTTCACCGCTTTGGAAGCTATGCCCAACTGGTATCAGATTGCGCTGGGCGGCATCGTTAGCGCCAGCATAGGGATGCGGTCTGTCAGCAAATTCTTTGGCAAGAAATGACCACCGATAAGGTGATTCCCTTGCACCCACCACAGTCAGAACTGGATCAGCAATGGGCGGCTTTAGAGCGCCAACAGCAACAGATCAGAGAACAGCTAGAAAAGATATTGGAGCAGAAGCAATGAAACGAAACTGGGGCGCTTTCTTTGATATGCTGATCGCCCATGAAGGCGGCTTTACTGATGACCAGCGCGACAGCGGCAATAAAAAAGGCGATGGCCACGGCAACACAGGCAGCACGATGTTGGGCGTGACGGCGTATAACTGGGCGAAGTTCAGCGGCAAGCCAGCGCCAATAGAAGTAATGAAGCAGCTTACTGTTGACGATGTAATGCCACTGTATAAATCCAACTATTGGGATGCGATCAAAGCTGACGATCTGCCTAGCGGTGTTGACGTTAGCTGCGCGGATCTTTGCGTAAATGCTGGGCCAAGCAGAGCGTCAAAGATCTTGCAGAAAGTTATTGGCGCAAAAGCAGATGGCAAGATAGGGCCGCAATCATTGGCGGCTGTTTCTCTACAGGAACCGAAAGATTTACTGCAGAAATATTACGATGAGCGAGAGCGTTTTTACAGGTCGCTCAAAGATTACAAGATTTACGGCAACGGCTGGTCACGCAGAAACAAAGAGACATTACATAAAGCGCTGGAGTTAGCAGATGGGTAGACCAGAAAAAAGCGGATCTGGCCCACGCCGCGCAGCATTCTTGCAGCGCATGGGCAAGATGCCGGGGCCGCAGAAAACGGCAGACGGCAAAGCAACGCCATTGCTGTCATCATTGAGGGCATGGGGTGCATCGTCAAAGCGTGACGCTGTGGCGAAGGGCAAAGCAATCAGTAAGCGCAACGCAGCAAGGAAGGCATAGCAAATGGCATCACTCACGAAAAAGCAAAAGTCTCTGATGTCTAAGCATTCAGAGCATCACAGCGCCAAGCACATGCAGGACATGACAAAATCTATGAGCAACGGAAAGAGTTTCTCAGCGTCACACAAATCAGCAATGAAAAAGGTGGGTAAATAAATGTCTCTCTATGAAAATATTAACAAAAAGAAAAAAGCAGGCACCAGCAGATCGAAGAAGAATAGCACGATCTCTGCTGGCGCTTATAAAAATATGAAGGACGGCTTTCCCAAGAAAAAGAAAAGCCTGATGAGCAAGTCCTAGTCAGGCCTAATGCTTGGCACCTTTACGCACGATCACGCCAAGCTTCCCATCAACTAGCCCAACATAGAACGTGTCATTGCGCAGCCGCTTGGTATTCATGCTAAGCATCATCGCGCGTAAGGCTTGCGCAGAGCCATCAACGATCTCCTCCCAGCCAACGCGGTTAACCTCATCAGCCAGCACCCGCGCACGGGCTTCAACGTGAGCATATGCGATCTCATCGAATAGCGGGTGGTTCGTATCGCGGATCATTGGATCACCGCCAAGCACCACGCGGCGATTATTAAACCCAGCATGATCGATAATGCAGCGATGAACTCTAATAAGATGGTCAGAAAGTTGGAACTTTCGTGGTCAACACACTGACGTATGTGTGCATCTGCACGCGCCAGAGTTCCAAGTTTTTTGCATAACTCGTTGTCTTTGTTTATTTGCGGCTGTCCTGCCGGGGTCGCCAAACCTATATTAACCATTTGATTTTACTTTCTTTTTTTGCTGTCAGACTTCCAACTTTTTTTATCTTGGAACAATTACTGTTAAATCTCAACTACTTTGTTTGAGTATTAGCACCGTCTGTCAGTGCTGCGCGTCTGCTGTATTTCTTTATGTAGCGCTCAATTTCCTTCAACGTTTCGTGGCCTGTCCACGCCCCTATCTGCACCGATGTCGCGCCAAGTTCTGCCCAGCGTATGGCCCTGCTTTTCCGCAAGCCATGTGCCGTTCTGTTGTCCAGACCAACTTCACGCGATTTAAGCGCAAACCAATTGCTGACGGTGTGCTCTGATCGTGCCGCGCCTTTTTTGGTGCAAAGGTATGTTGAGTGCTTCACAGGCTGGGCATCGATGGCAGCGTGAAGCAGGCGCAGATCGTCAGCATCAGCTAGTGCAAAGCTGGGCAACTGGCGGCTGAACGGCACGTCAACAAGCCCACCTGTTTTGCCTTGGTAAAACGACAGCCAGCCATCCTTGGTAACGCGGTCACGGCCCAGCTTGACGGCATCACCGCAGCGCGCGCCTGTCCAATAGAGCAGTTCCATTGCCAGCCGGGGTGCCTGATCCAAGCCGTACATCTTGCGGAAATGCTGCACGTCATCCATTGACCACGGCTCATGCCCATCTGACTGCGCTACCTTTGCCCGTGCAACGCCATCTGTGGGATCTGCGATGCCATATTCAGACATCAAGAACTTAGCAAAGTGCCGCCACATCTTGAGGTGGTTGCGTTGAGCATGACCGTCGAACCGGGACAGATCTTTGTTGACGTGTGCTGCCTGCAAGCCTGCCACCTGTGCAGCGCCATACAGATCAATCATGCCTTCCAGCCTCTTGCGCCGCACAGAGCGTGTCGTAGGGGCCAGCAAGCTAAACCCGTGGCTTGCCTTATATGCTGCCGCAGCTTCAGCGAGTGAACCCGGTGCAACTCGTGTGTGGCCAGTGCATGTCGGATCTTGCTGCATTGTATTCCACAGGGTGAGCGCTTCAGCATATCCCTGCAAGAATGATGACGAGCGCAGAGGTACTGCTGGCATTTTCCAAGCCGCAGGCAGTGGCCCACGGAATTGCTTGGGTCTAAAGTAGTATCGGTCATGACCATTTTTGTGTTGGCCAGATCTATTTAGGTGCCGATACCAAACACCTTGTTTGTGTCGCATCCCTCATCCCTTTCCCCGTCCAGCGACAATGCCGTCAGTGCATCCTCTAGCTCTGTTCTGAGCCAGATCTTTGCACCCGCTGCATTGCGCGCGTTTGGCATCGTGCCAAGTTTAATCATCTTGCCAAATTGGCTGACCGATATTCCGCAAAAGTCAGCGGCATCAGACTTCCGCATTGCGTTTGGTTTTATCTTTGTTGGCATCTTTCCCCCTCTTATAATAATTAGAAACACCACTGGCGTACCATAGCTTGGGGTTATTTTTGGTTGAAGTTGGCGAAGGCACACCGTGACTGTTCAATTCGTCAGCGATGCGTTGGTAACTCATGCCCTGATTGCGGTAGGTCTGGAGCATGTCGAAATACATGAGTGTTCTTTTAAGCGCGATTTCAGATTTGCGCGCGTTGGCGATGCTGGGATCAGGCGCACCCAGCTTGGTGATCAACGCGCCAGCATGGCTGATGTGTGCGGTGCCTTCGCCAAACTGTTGCTGGATCTTGTCCAGCGCTGCCTTGGTGCGGCTGGCCACTGCGTTGATGTTATCTTCAGCAAAGTTGATAGCCATGTCAATGTTGTCAATGTTGCATGACGGGCTGCGCTCGATGCGGAACTGCACGTTTGCATGCTTGAGAAAGCGCAGCGCTTCAGCTTTTGTTTTGCCAAAGTTGTTTAGGTTTACCGACACGAACATTGCACCTGTTTTTTGGCAATGCTCAATGGCGCGCCACAGCACCGGGCGATCTGAGGGCTGCATTCTGCTGTGATCTTCAGCTTCTTTGAAGTATTTGGGAGAGTGCAGATCGTCTTGCATTTTGATGTATGAGCGCAGTTCGCGGCCATCATCGTTGTCACGCATATAAGCTGCGCATCTGTGTGTGTTCAT